ATGAAATGAAAATCAGACATTTAATGGAAGGCGCTGAGCCAAAGATGCCCGGAGCACCCGGTGGTATACAAATTATGACACCTCAGCAATTCGTTGCTAAAGCTGGCGACATGCCCGGTGAAGAAGTTGATGAAGGCGTTAGAGATTTAGGATATGATGCACAATCTCTTATTATGAAACTACGCCGAGATGTAGAAGAAAAAAGATTACAACCTACTCCACAAGCAGTATTAGCAGCCGCAAGAGAGTTAGCAGGTGATATGGAGTTTGCTCCTCAACTGTTAGTAAAACAAGTATTAGGTCAAGGTATGGCGGAAGGCTCGGCCGCAGATGGATCTGTTAACTACACCTTAGGACACACTCCTGATGCAGAGTATGTTTACAGTATTTACAGAGACGGTAAAAAAGAAGGAACATATCACAGCGTGGATCAGGCCAAACGTATTGTTGCCAATATGAAGAAATCTGCGCCGTATATCAAATACAAAATCACTCGCAGTCCAAGAAGCAAGATGGCTGGACCAAAAGGACAACTTCCAGAGCAAGGTGTGGCGGAGGTTAGTGATGCTACGCTAACCAGTTATCTAACAAAATTAGATAAAGATAATCTTAAACACAGAATGGATCCCACAAAACGCAGTGACACAAAACGCATGAAAAGTGGTCCTAATTTTGTTAAAGCGTTTACCAAATTGGATAATAGAAAGCAAGGTGTGGCGGAAGGTGATGCTTATATGGAATCACTGGCAGCTAAATTAGCAGAGAAAATTCCTAAAAATGCCCCAGTGGATGTGTGGATCAAAGACTTTGAAAAATCCAATGCACCGCAATTCCGTGGCAAGAATCTTGCCAAACGTAAACAAATGGCCGTAGCTGCATCTTACGCCGCAAAAAATCCTAGTAAGAAAAAATGAGACTCGATGAGTTTGAAAAAAGTGATTATGAAATACATGATCAACCCAAGTTGGATCGTATCCTACTAGAACTCTGCCACCATGTAATACAAGGAAAACAAAATGATCCTATGAAATATGGGATGGTTGCGGCCTGTGTCTTAGACCCCAAAAACCGCAAAGTCTTCGGTGTTAACGAGGCGGCCGAAGATGATACTAGACGCCATGCTGAACGGGTAGCAATGGATCGCTATGAAAAAAATTATGGCGAAATTCCCGAAGGCAGTATTATTATTACTACACTAAGTCCGTGTAACGAAAAGGACATGGATGAACGATATGGTGAAAGTTGTACCAATTTGGTAAACAACAGCAATTGCCGAAAAGTATACTGCGGATACATTGATCCCAGTCAACATGAAGATCATGCAGAATACACATTGGAAGAAACTGAAAACACCCGAGTTAAGAAGCTGTGTAAAACATTTGCAGATACATTTTTAAAAAAATAAAGTTCTGGTTTAAATTTAATTGACTAATCTCCTTATATTGCTGTATACTAGCGCATAAGGAGATTTTTTATGAGTAAAACTTTTGGAGCGCCAGAGCAGGCAAAGATCAAACAGATTGTTGCAGAGGGTTGCACAGTCATGCAGGAAATTCAAGACCTTACAGAAGGCCTAAACGAAACTATCAAAGCAGTTGCCGAAGAACTGGAAGTAAAACCCAGTGTAATTAAAAAAGCAATTCGTATTGCACAAAAAGATCAATGGGATCAAGTGTTCCGTGAGTTTGATGACTTGGAAACTATTGTTGATATCAGTGGCCACGCAAATCGTCGTGAAGACTAATGATTATAGATTTATTTAAACCAACATTAGAATGGATCAAGGATGACTTTAAGTCTAACAGAATTCGCTTTAGTATTGAGTTGCTTGCTTGGGCTATTAGCATTGGTTGCAGTATTACTATGGCGGTTACAGTCCCCACGCCTCCGCTTCTTGCTCTTTATCCCATTTGGATCATTGGCTGTGCTATGTATGCTTGGGCTAGTTGGACTAGGAAATCTTTTGGCATGTTGGCTAACTACCTACTGCTAGTAACTATCGATTCTGTTGGGTTAATACGTATGCTCAGTTAAATAACAGTGAGAATGGTAAGATCAGCCATAATTGATCACCGTGGTATTTGTCAGCCGAAAATGACATAAGGAAAACAAAAATAATGAGTTATATTGATGCACGATGGGATCGCGACAAAGACATTGTCACTGTGGTCGAGCGAGATCCAGTAAAGGGTAGAATTTTTCAAGACTATCCTGCCAGGTACATGTTTTACTATCCAGATGCTAAGGGTAAGTACAGGTCGATATATGGCGAATCTCTTTCCAAAGTTACGGCCAAGAACTGGAAAGAATTTCAAAAAGAACAACGTATTCACTCATCGCACAAGCTGTATGAGGGCGATATCAATCCAGTGTTTCGATGCCTTGAAGAAAATTATTTAGGCAAAGAAGCGCCAGCACTGAATGTGGCATTCTTCGACATTGAGGTAGACTTTGATCCCGAACGCGGTTACGCCAGTCCGGATGATGCGTTTATGCCAATCACTGCCATTGCAGTTCATTTGCAATGGTTGGATACCTTGGTGTGTCTTGCTGTTCCTCCCAAAACACTAACAATGGCACAGGCACAGGAACAGATCAAAGATTTCCCCAATACCATGTTGTTTGAAACAGAACTAGAAATGCTAGATACATTCCTTGATCTGATACAAGACAGTGATGTGTTGAGTGGCTGGAACAGCGAAGGCTTTGATATTCCTTACACTGTGAATCGTGTTACCAAAGTGTTGAGCAAAGAAGATACTAGAAGATTCTGCTTGTGGGATCAAATGCCTAAAAAGAGAGAATATGAAAAATATGGAAAACAGGCTGTTACTTATGATCTTATTGGTCGTGTTCATTTGGACAGTCTCGAACTGTACAGGAAATACACATACGAAGAACGACACACGTACCGACTGGATGCCATTGGAGAAATGGAAGTAGGAGAAAGCAAGACAGTGTATGAAGGTACACTGGATCAACTTTACAACAACGACTTCCGTAAGTTTATTGAATACAACAGACAAGACTGTGCATTGTTGGACAAACTGGATAAAAAATTAAAGTTTTTGTCTTTGGCAAATACCATTGCACATGAAAATACCGTGTTGCTACAAACCACCATGGGTGCTGTGGCTGTTACAGAACAGGCCATTGTAAACGAAGCACATCACAGAGGTTTGATTGTGCCCAGCAGACCCAAGCGAGACGAAGACGCCAACAATCAGGCTGCAGGAGCATATGTTGCTTATCCTAAAAAAGGACTGCACGACTATATCGGTTCAATGGACATTAACAGTTTGTATCCCAGCGTGATTCGTGCATTGAACATGGGTCCAGAAACCATTGTGGGTCAGTTGCGTCAAGACTACACCAAGACAGAAATTGATGCCAAAATTGCCAAAGGCAACAGTTTTGCGGCAGCATGGGAAGGCAAATTTGCAGTAAACGAATATGAATTTGTCATGTCAAAAGATCGCTCCAACGACATTATTGTCGATTGGGAAAATGGATCAACTGATGTGATGAGTGGCGCACAACTGTACGAACTTATTTTCGAAAGCAACAAGCCTTGGATGCTCAGTGCCAATGGTACAATTTTCACACACGAGCACGAAGGTATTATTCCTGGGCTGTTGAAGCGTTGGTATGCTGAACGTAAAGAGATGCAGGCCAAGTTAAAAGAAGCTATCAAAGCAGAAAACAAGATTGAAGAAGAGTACTGGGACAAGCGACAGTTGGTCAAGAAGATTAACTTGAACAGCTTGTATGGTGCCATTCTCAATGCCGGATGTAGATTCTTTGATAACCGTATTGGTCAATCAACCACTTTGACTGGTAGAAGTATTGCTAGACACATGGCTGGTAAAATAAACGAAGTCATAACAGGCGAATACGATCACGTGGGCAAGGCTATTATATACGGAGACACAGACTCTGCATACTTTAGTGCGTACAATGCATTAAAAAATGAAATACAAAAAGGTGAGATTCAGTGGACCAAGGACTCTGTAATTCAACTGTACGATACTGTTGCAGAAGAAGTTAACAGCACGTTTTCTCAGTTCATGTTGGATGCATTCCACTGCCCCAAAAGCAGAGGAAGTGTTATCAAAGCAGGTCGAGAGTTTGTGGCTATCAAAGGCCTGTTTATTACCAAGAAACGCTATGCAATCTTGTACTATGACAAAGAAGGCAAACGGGTCGACGTTGAAGGCAAGCCGGGTAAGATCAAGGCCATGGGCTTGGATTTGAAGCGTAGTGATACTCCTGAATTTATGCAAAAGTTCTTGGAAGAAATTCTAACCAAGGTGCTGAACAATGCACAAGAAACTGAAATTCTAGAACGTATCAGCGAGTTCCGCACAGAGTTTAAAGCCCGCCCAGGATGGGAAAAAGGTTCGCCAAAACGTGCCAACAACATTGCTGACTATCAAGCCAAAGAACTCAAGGCCGGTAAAGCTAACATGCCCGGACACGTTCGTGCCAGTATCAACTGGAATACACTACGTAGAATGAACGGTGACAAATACAGTCAACAAATTGTTGACGGTATGAAGGTGATTGTGTGCAAGGTAAAATCCAATCCGTTGGGTTACACCAGTATTGCATATCCGGTAGACGAGTTACGTTTACCTAAATGGTTTCAAGATCTGCCATTTGATCATGCAGAAATGGAAAGTGTTATTATTAATAACAAACTTGAAAATCTAATCGGAGTGCTGGAGTGGGATTTGAACAGCACTACCGAAACAAATACGTTTGGAAATTTATTCAGCTTTGAATAAAAAATTTCTTGACTATTGCTCTAAATCTAAATATACTTAAACAAAGGACTTATAATAATGAAATCTATTCTACAAGACATCGTTGCACACACAAACAAATTGGGTTTTCTCAACATTGTCAAAATCACAGGAACCAAGGACAAAACGTTAATTGACAGCATGGCTGATGATCGCAGTGTTATCATGTATGCAGAAACCAGTGTTCCACAACCCGAGATGATTGGCGTGTTTGGTATGCCGCAACTGGAAAAACTTCGGTATCTAGTTGATGGTAAAGAATATCAAGAAGATGCAAAAATTGAATTAACAACTGCTGTTAGAAACGGTGAACCAATGCCAGTTGGTCTTCACTTTGAAAACAAAGACGGCGACTTTAAAAACGACTATCGTTTCATGAATGCTGACATTATCAATGAAAAATTGAAAACTGTAAAGTTTCGTGGAGTCAAGTGGGATGTAGAAGTAGAACCTACAGTGAG